TTCGATCATCGAACATTGGTATAGTGATATAGATAAACCAGTTGTAATAGATAAGAATCGTGCTTGGTGTGCGAGAGTGCCTTTTATTGAAGGATACATCAAGCAAGACGCAAAGGTAATCGTGCCAGTTCGAAGAGTTGATGAGATATTAGCATCGATTCTTACCATGATTAAACGTAATCCATTTGAAGAAGGACAACCAAGAATTAATTTTGTAGATGAATATCTAGTCAAAACAAACATACCAATCAATGATGAGAACCGTTGTCAACATCTTTTAAATCCTGATGGTATTGTATGGGAATCATTAAATGCAACTAAATTAGGAGTTGATGAAGGATATGGTGACAAATTTCATTATGTAGACTATAATGATTTAATTACAGATCCACAAGGTCAACTGGATCAAATTTATGAATTCTTAGGTGAAGAACCATTCAAACATACATTTGATAACTTATCAAACGATCATCGTGAGGATGATCTCACAACTTATGGATTAGGTGACATGCATAAAGTTCATGAAAAAATTCAAAAAAAATCACAGGATCCAAATTCAATTCTTCCTGACTCAATAATTGAACTATATAATAAGAATAAGAAAACACTTGAATTTTGGAAAATACATGATACAATAGAAGTGAAACCTAATATTATTTCACCTAACAATTCAAACAATTATAATCTATTTTCTAGATAAAAATGGCAATCACACACACACAATCTGTCAGTAACCTAACAGTTCTAAATGACGGTACAGATGTCGTATCGCAAGTTTCAGTTAAAACAGTATCGGTAGATGATTCTGATCCATCCACACTCACTATTGAGGGTGAAGATACCTTTGACATTGATACAAGTGGAGGTAACACTGCATCCGGATTTGTTAATTATAGTGCTCTCACACAAGACACTATTTTAGGATGGGTGTCAACAGAGCTCTCTGAATCTAATACAAAAACAAACAATGAAGCATGGATTAATTCAGTTAAGACACCTCCTACACCAACACACGTAGATAAGGCACTTCCTTTCTAAGTTACATAATTAATTTTATATTATGCCACAAAAAAAATATTCTTTATTCCATGTACAAGGTGGGTTTGGAAAACATGTTGCAGCTACAGCAGTTGCAAAGTGTATTAAGAACAACTTTCCTAGTCGAGAGTTGATCGTTACTGGTGTTTGGACGGAAATATATCAGAATCTTCCATTTGTGGATCGTGTCTATCAAATGGGAAACACAAGTTATTATTACCAATCTTATGTTGAAGATATGGATTCATTGGTCTTTGCGAATGAACCATACTTTACAACTGACCATGTAAATAAAAAACTTCCTCTTGTTCAATCTTGGTGTAAGATGTATAACCTTGATTATAATGGGGAGATGCCACAGATAAAATTCAATCCTTTACAGAGAAAGATAGCAAAAGAGTTTTGGCCAAGTCGGGGAAATGGTAAACCAATTATGGTGATACAAACCAATGGTGGTATGTATCAGGAACAAAGACCATATCTATGGGCAAGAGATATGCCTGTAATCTTGGCACAGAAATTAGTAGATCACTACGCAGATGATTATCATATATTTCAAATCACAAGACCAGCATGTGAAATTTTAGATGGTGTTGAAGCAATCAAAGATCCCATGAGTAACATGGAACTTGTCAGCACATTATTGTATGCTGACAAAAGAATTTTGATTGATAGTTGTATGCAGCATGCCGCTACAGCACTCAAACTGCCATCAGTTGTATTGTGGAATGGCACAAGTCCAAAAGTATTTGGATGGGATATGCATACAAATATACAGGCAAAGAAACCTGCGAAGTTTAAGTTACCGAACAGTGTTTTGTTTGACTTTGACTTTACTGGTCAGGAAGCTGAGTATCCATATGTAGATGAAGATGATGAGATATTTGACTTTGATAAAATTGTAGAGGCAGTTGATAAATCATGAATGTAGTTGGTCTTTATGGTGCGATTGGTTGGAATGTTTTAATTTCTGACAATCCAAAGTTACTGAAACAATCAGAGGATTCTTGGACACATGGTGCGAGTGTAACTCTCATCAAAGATGGTGAGCACTGTGTGAGTATTAGTGAAGAGAGATTGAGTAAGATTAAATATGATGGTAACTTTCCAAGAAAATCTATAGAGTATTGTTTGTCTGCTGGAAACTTAGATAAGAATGATATTGATTTAGTCATCGTTCCATCAATGGCAAATCAACAGTTTTATAAAAATTATATTAACAAGACAGTTGAGAAGAAAGTTAAAAGATATTTTCCAAAGGCAGAAGTCAGAATTGCATCTCATCATCTATGCCACGCATACTCTTCTGTATTTTCTTGTGATTATAATGAAGGATCATTTGTAACACTTGATAATGCAGGGTCAGTTTTGTTTGATACATCAGGTCAAATCTTTGCTTGTGAGAATCATTCCTTTGGATACTTTAATAAGAAGAAAGGTCTATTTAAATACTATCCTGGCATACCTCAGACAAATAATTTAGGAAACTACTATTGGATGTGGGCATATCATATTTACGTCAATAAGATTGGCAAAGAAATACAACTTACAGATCCAAAGTATCGTGAAACCTTCTGTGGTAAGGTTATGGGACTCTCTGCCTATGGAAACATTAAAGAGTTCAAGAAGGACTATAGAACTCATTTTGAAGGCATACCACAGGTTGCACTCGAATCTTTTCCTGGTCGTGATTTCAATTATGGTAATCTATCACCTGAAAATAAAGCAAAGCAGCTTCAATATAATTTTGAAAATGGAATGCTTGAATGGATGAAGGAACTCAAGGAACAAGATTACATCAATGATAATCTCTGTCTTGCTGGTGGAGTCTTTCTAAACATACTTGCAAACTCTGTGCTTCGTAAGAATGAAGTTGTAGAAAACATTCACATACCACCATTCCCAGATGATACTGGACTATCATTTGGAGCAGCATGTATTGGTGCGTTTAAAAATAATGATGTTGTTCAGTTGCCACATAATATTTCTCTACTTGGTAAGACTTATAGTGATGAAGAAGTTGAGAAGGTAGTTGAAGGAACTTCATATAAAAAATATGATGACTTTGATGAACTATGTAAGGTGACTGCCGACCTTCTTGCTGACAATAAAATTATAGGGTGGTTCCAGAATCGATCTGAGTTTGGACCTAGAGCTCTTGGTTCAAGGTCAATACTTATGAATCCAAAACCTAAGAAGAACAAAGACATTGTAAACTCACGTATCAAACACCGTGAAGAATGGAGACCCTTTGCAGGTATTATGCTTGAAGAGTATCAAGAGGATTACTTTATTGAAGATTATCCAAACGAATACATGTTATACTCATTAGTTGTAAGACCACATCAAAGAAAAAACATTGGTGCGATTACACATCAGGACGGAACGTGTCGAATTCAAACTGTAAATGACAAGTTACACCCAGAAGTCACTATACTTTTACGAAAGTATAATGAGAAAACTGGTTGTCCTATACTATTAAACACATCATTCAATGACAACGGTCAACCGATTGTTGAGTCTCCTAAAGATGCACTTGATACATTCAATAAAATTGATTTGGATTACCTGATAATTAACAATTGCTTAATTACTAAAAACAAATAAATAAAATTTTAACAGTCATATGAATTTTGCAGTTTATTCAAAAGAGGGATGTCCATATTGTGAAAAATTAAAAAAAGTTTTAGACTTGACAAAGACTAGTTACGTGGTCTATAATTTAGGAGAACACTTTGACAAGAAATCATTTTACGGTGAATTTGGTGAGGAATCAACTTTTCCACAAGTCTTAGTTGATGGTAAAAAAGTAGGAGGTTGTATTGAATCAATCAAATTCCTTAAGGAAAAACAAATCATTAAATAAACACCTAAATAAAGAAAATCATTTAAATCGTGGTGTTGAATTGATGCTTAACTCCAAACGGAGTAAAAAATCAAAACCTATACATATCACTTTTAATAAAATGATTTGTTTGTTAAATAGAGAGTTCAAAATACACTTTGAATTTTCATTTAACTTTAAAAAAATTTAATAAAGATGGAGGTAACAGATGTCTACAGAAGTTTTATTGGTTATTATGTTACCCGTTTCATTTTTATTATTTTCCGCTGGTATACTTGGAGGATGGTTAGCTAGGGACTACATGATGAATTATCGTGAAATTCCAAGACCACATCCTGAAATGTTTGACCCTGATGGAAATCTCATACCTGATGAAATAGTAGCATTCCGATTTGAAAATTATGACGACAACAACGAAGACGAAGACAACTAAGAAAAAGAGTATCACTGTGAAACCACAGTCTCTTGATCTTCCTAAGTATCCATTTGTATTTGAGGTGCTTGATTTAGTTTCAAGACAAAGATCAAAAGCAAAAAAAATTGAAGCTTTAAAAAAACATGAAGATTTATCTATAAAAGCAATATTAATTTGGAATTTTGATCCATCCATAGTATCAGTGCTTCCGCAAGGTGAGGTTCCCTATGCAGGTTATGATGATCAAAATTCATACAATGGAACACTTAGTACAAAAATAGGTGCTGAAGTTCGTAAAATGCACACCACTGGTTCATTCTCATTAGGTTCTAGTGATAAACAAGGTCACACCACCATACGTAGAGAGTGGAGAAATTTTTATCACTTTATTAAAGGTGGTAATGATAAAATGAGTTCTATTCGTAGAGAAACGATGTTTATAAACATCTTAGAGGGTGTTCATCCATTAGAGGCAGAAATTATATGTTTGGCAAAGGATAAAAAAATAGAATCAAAATACAAAATCACTAAAGAAATTGTTGACATGGCGTATCCAGATATTCAATGGGGAGGTCGTTCATAATGGATAAAGAAAAAGCTTTTGAATATGGTTGTGAAGTATTACTTGAAAAAACAACAATGGAAAAGGCATCAGGTGTTGATTTTCCTACAGATGCTTACATAGTAAAGTATAAAATTGATGAAAAAGAATGTATTGATTTAACCAGAACTGGTAAACTATCAAGTTTATTCGACATGTATTATGACACTCATGGTAAAAATGTTATTGAGAAGATAGATTTTGGTCGTGGTAATCGAGATCCAAAGATGTGGGGTATGAAAACTCCTCCAAAGAAAAAAAGATTGAAGGGGTAAACCAAAATCAACTTTTAATTCCAAAATATCGGGGAAAAAAATCCCGGTATTTTTTTGCTCTGTAGGGTTTTTACGAAAAGAAAACCAATTATTTAGATTAATATCTGTTTAAAAATTGGTTAAATGTGAAGAATTCCTTAAAATGTAACAGAAATTACAAAACTACTTGCATATATAGTATGAATGTGTTAGTATTAACACAACGTTCATCCCACTAGGGACGCAAGTAAGCCGACTCGGAACGGGTTCGTTCATCCTTATGTACCAAATTCTTCTTAGTCTAATAGTGATTGGAGCACCACTTGATTGTGAGACTGCTGCTGAACTATTAGATTCTGTAAGTAATAATCCTAATAAATCTGAGAGATTGGAAATAACAAGGGTTGTGGTAGCACATACTGATTCAGTATGTTTTAAATCTAAGGACGCACAAGTTGACTGAAGGAACGGATGTAAAAAATCCAACTACTTTAGGAGATCCAAATGGCAAAAGTCACATACAGAGGTGTCGTTTATGACACCAACAGAAACAAAGCTCAGCAAGCAAAAGAGGTCGAACTCACATATCGTGGTATCACTCACACTGCTAAGTGATTGCAATAATTGAGATTTTGGTAGCATCTGCTATCTTTCTCACAATCATAAATGCTGAAATTCAGTTTCTGTACGGAAAATAAAACGAAGGGGTTGATCCCCTTCTTTTTTTATGCTATGATAAATAAAATGAAAATCTCATGAATAAAGAAAACCTTAAAATTCTTATTAATGATTTAGAACGTGCTGTTTCGGAATTAAAAGCAGAGGTATATTCCGATAAAACATCATACTTAACGTATGAAGCATATAAGAAACTTCAAGATGAGAATGCTCCCGAATTAAATTATGGTCAAATTTTTGAGGATGATGAATGAGATCTGAAGAAATTTTAAAAAATCTTAAAAAGGCATTAGAGCAAGATTACTTATATAATCGAGCTGAACTTAAATTTATGAAAGAACAATTATTAATTTTAGAGCAAGAATTGGAAAAAAATAAAAAACAAAAACCACAAGGATTTGGAAAATGACAGTTAATTTAATAAGTATCACACCTGATGCTGAAAAAATGATGGCTCATATTGCCAGAGTCTCAAATCCAGATAATCAAGATAATCCAAAGTATGCAGGATTATTGAAGTATTGTATTAAGCACAATCATTGGTCTGTGTTTGAGCAATCATCAATGACACTTGAAATTGAAACTACTCGTGCAATCGCAGCACAAATTCTGAGGCATCGTAGTTTTACGTTCCAAGAATTTTCCCAACGATATGCAAAGAGCAATCAATTAGGTGAGATTGAATTACCAGAACTGCGTAGACAGGATGTAAAGAATCGTCAGAATAGTATAGATGATTTAGATGAGAAGGTTGTTGATAAACTTAA